ATCAGTGAACGACTGGTCCAGGTTGGCCGGCACCAACCGCAACTCAGACGTGTAGTCTGGCGTGCGAGAGAAGTGCTCCAGGGCAGGCTCAATCTGAGAGGTCGTGATTGACGTCCCGACATCGATGAGGCTGCCCTGTGTACGGCCGAGGGTCACCGTACCAGCGCGGTTCAGCTCAGTACCAAGGTAAGTGACCTGCATGCACCCTGCGACGCAGCGTGCACCGGTGGCGTTATCCTTAAGGTACTGATTGCCAGGGCCGTTGTTGCTCACCGCTGGAACCGCAAACGTGATGGAACTCGACTCGCCGGTAATCAAATCGACGTTGTTCGAGCCCACCGCACCAGGAGTCCAGTGAAGGAGAGCGTAAGCGCCAGTGCCCACAATGAGGTTGAACACCGACTCGGCTTTGACGAGGATACCACCCTCACTACCCATGTAGATTGGGTGCGTGAGGGGAGCACCGCAAGGGTCGGCAAGAAGTCGGGCATAGGCAGCCGCCGGTGCGTCCAGACGGACGCCACGAGGCACCATAGCCACCTGCCGGCCCTTAGGCCGAGGCCTGGCCTGAGCCATCTTCTGACTCTTCTTTTGCTTATTCTTCATGTTCTTAATCTTGACCATGGTTGAGTTCAAACTGTTGTAAATTAATACGAAATTGTGTGGACGTTATATTCACTTGTCGGGTCCAGGACTTGAAACCCGTCGCGGTGCAATGACAGTGTGGTGTTACGCAATATGCTTTCCACCAGTTCCTGGCGTGCTGGGCACACCCCAAATGCTCTCCAATAGGAGAGTCGAGCCGCGTCAGTCACTTTAGTTACTTGTCTTGCCATGCCTTTACTCAGGTTGAGGAATCCTGAGGCGTTCTCCCACTGCGTGCTATTCTGCACATTGTTGGGTAGTCCACTCCTCAACATGCAGTTATAATACTCCTGCAGTACCGGGATACCGCCAGTTAAAGACATGCCTGCTGTACCAAATCCATACAGCCACCCAGCAGCTAGCTTAGGTGTTGTCAAAGGAACTATCGTATACCTGTCCTTTGACATGCTGATGTGCGGGTCACGCACTAGCAGCCATTGGGAACCGTCCCATACTGGCTGCATCTGGCAAAAAGTTATTTTCTCAAACTCATCAACAATATCACCGACCTTAATCTGAAATCCAAATCGCAGGAACCAATCAAATAACCCATTGGTCAGCTTTGGGATGTCGTTTCTCTCACAGATGAGAACGCAATCATCTCCATTATTGGCCAACCGAGTTTTAACGCTACGTTCCTTGCAATAGGTCCAGACTAATGCACACATAATCAAACAATTGCCCATGGCGGTGTTCATATCACCACTCATGCGGCAACCCTCAACTTTATACTTGATGATACCGTCGGGGCACTTAATTATGCCCCGATTCTGTAATTGTTGTGCCAGTAGCCTCCGCAGTTGTGTTTTGTCGTCACCCCGGAAACATGAGAGATATACAAGATGTTCCCACTGTAGCATTTCCATGCTAACGTGTTGGTCAAATCTAGTGGCGTCCAGGTCTACAGCGACCGGATCGCTAAACTCTTCCCACATGTCCCGTAATATACGTCCACTCTGCTCTGCGTTATACCCTTTTAATACTGTAGGCCCGCGAAACACCCCTGCAATTGATGCATACAAAGGCTTTTCCAAATGCTTGATGAAACAACCAACAGCAACATTAAACCTAGGCGATCTTGGCTGGATCAACCTTGGCGCAGGATCAGGTTTCTTGGAGAGATTCACCTTTTCCGCCTTAACAAACGATCGGAGCAGTGCGTCTCCCTTATTCAGGGGAACCACCTCAAGCTCATCTGCAGCTCGCTGGTATATATCTTTCCTGCGGCCCGTATAGTACTCAGGGAATGCCTGATGTAAGATAGGGGCGGTCTTGGGAAGAC